GCTTTTAGTCTTGCCTTAATATAATCTACCTCAAGCGTTGTCTTGCCCGTGGTGGCATCAAGGGAAAGCACTCCGCCGCCTGAACCCGTCACATACGAACCTATCTTCAGCCCCTTGAGAAAAGTTATCATCCCCTGCGCAGTATCATCGCGTACTCTTGATAATTTCTTATTAAGTTCGCCAACTATATCTATTCCATAAACAGCCTGCAATGCCGCCACCTCGCTTCCAAGTTTTGACAGCCCTTCCGCCACCTGACCTATCTGATTAAGCACAATGCTTACATCATCAGTCAAGGTTATCTTATATGTAGGCAGCGCTGCATCGCCATAGGTTATATCATATTCTTTTATAGATAGAGCAAGCGTCTCACCGCCATACTCAAAACGCACTATGCTGTTGAGTTTTATTTGACTTAGAATATCCTTGTTTGTTGTAAGAAAATACTCGTCAAACTCAAGAGGATAGTCAAAATATGGCGTATTATTTTCCGCCATATATTTTTTCATTGCCTCATCAAGTCTTGTCTGTGCTGCAGTGATATATGCGCTTGGCATCTCTATATAAAGTATGACAAACTTATCTCCCGCTATGGGATATTGGTATTTATTTGGCAGCAGAGTGCCGAATGTTGATGAGTCTTTCTTTACTTTTATTGTTATGCTCTTATCTGTTGAGTTGGGGTATTTCCCCAAATCTCTTTGAGAGCCATCGGGTGTCCAAACAAGATTGCCATTTTCGTCCTCTACGTAAAAGTTTTTCTTCACATCATCCCAATCCACGCCAAGTTCAAAGTTACATCCTATAGTTGAGCCACTCCTCATAGAGAGCATCATAGCATTAGTCACCGCGGCCTGCGCATATAAGTCAAAGCCAAGCGGATAAAGCGTCACATCAAAATATGACTGAGTATAGTTGCCCTCGCTATCTTTAGCATCGCTCCACCCACCATCGGGAGTTGTTACGGTTTTCAGAATATCTATCGCTTGTCCCGCGTATGTCATATCTTCTATTGACGGCTTGACATCATCAAATGCCTCGCTATGATATACGGGCGCTAAAGTGTTTATCTGAGTATCGTATGTATGTGTCGCATCGTTGACGGCATCATAATAATCTATAAGCCTTGTGTCGGGATTATAGTTTGCATTCATCGGATTAACTTTCTTATCCACGGCCTCAACATATACCGTTGGCATAAGATGAGTGCGCGTGAAAGGATGGTTGATGATTTTTACCGTCTGTCCGTTAATCACTCCGTCAATGATAGGATAGCCCGTCAGACCCGAAAAGTCATTCAGTGTGTTTGTCCACGATGGTTCGCCCGTCCACGGTATTAGGGGATAATCATTTGGTATGTTGTTCTCGCTTCCATATCCCGCAATCCTTGTGATGACCGTGTTGCCTCTTGGCGTAGCGTCATTATTTTTCAGTCCAAGATGCTGTCCCATCTTCCATACGAAAGGTGTAACGCCATCGGATGACATTATCTCATTGCTTGGCTTACCAAAATATATTACATACCCGTCAACCACATAGGGATAATGAAATGTCTCATAACCCGTCTTTAGCACATCAGTTATCATCTGATTATCAAATGATATGACTTCACTTAAAGTATTATCCTCAACATAAGATGGCTGTAATGCGCAAGACCATTTCGTACCCAACAAGTTCTTGTTTATCTTTGTCACTAAATCCGTCAAGTTGCCTATCCAAGAGAATGTCTTATCCTCGCCCTTATATGTCTTTCCCGCAGTATCAACTGCAACATCGGTGAAGGGAATATTATATAACTCTATCGTTTCGCTGTAGAATGTACAGGAGTATTTTATCATTCCCTTGCTCTCTCCGCTATCTTTCAGCAATCCTTTATTGATTACCGTTGGCGGTGTTTTAAGAGTATATTTGATACCATTATATATTACATATTCTTGAAGGGTGAAGGAGAGATTGGCGTTAGGTGAATAAAAATCGCCCTCTATCTTATTATCAAGGCTCATCTCTATAGATGAGAAAGTATGCTTATGTAACTTGATATTATTAAACGCCGTACCATCGGCATTGTATATGTTAAGTATTATATTTTCTTCCATTTAAGATAGGTTTTTATTGCTTCAAAAGTGATTAAATTAAATTTGCACACAAAATATGTTAACGCCATTTAGGTCATCGCATATTATATTTATCCCTCTCGCTATGGCTCAAACGCAAGTGGCAAGCAGAAATAATATGATTATAAAAATCCTTATCTTACTTCCCATATTCTAATGTATTAACTCTGTTAATCCAACCGCGTCTGAACTTCATATTCTGTGGTCTTCTCTTGCATATATATTCTATATATCTTAATCTGTCGGCCTTAATCTTATCAAACAACTCCTTAGGATTTTCCATATTTACTGCCAGCAAAGTGTTTTGCCCAACGATGCCATCAACAACCAATCCCAACATTGCTTGTGGCCATTTGATGCCATTAGCTCCACTTGCCCATACCCAATCAACAAGGATATTCGCAACGCTTTGGTCATCTATGTCGTCAGCGCGCCAATTATTCCAAAAGCCCTGCTTGAAGATAACCATCCATTGGTCATTGGTGATGTTTTTCAAATCGGCTATTGTCTTATTCTTTCCCATATAGTATTGGAAAGTGGCAAAGGTAACGCCCTTCATTGTTGCGCCGCCCAAATCGTCTTTATCATCTACGAATCCGCCCTCTTTTGCCAAGATAAACGGAACTAATTTTTTATAATCAGCCATAATCTATTCTCCTTTTTTCCATATCGCCGTCACACTGTCCACACCAAGCAAAGCCACTATAGCCCATGTGAAAACTTCCATGTATTCCTCAAGTTTTTGCCCCAAATCTTGCCCGCTGATAATAAAATGTATCATCAAGGTAATAAATACGGATATAAGCACCGTAAATCCAATAAGTCCACAAACTCTTTTGCTTGATATGCTGTCTTTGTGCGCCGACAATATAGACATTATAATCTCTTTTATTTTCATTTTATATCTTTTTTTATATTCTTTTCTTCGGTGGTTACCATGCAATCTGCTTCACCATCCATCTGTTTCTGTTTTCTCAACACTGGACATTGGTCTGCGGGTATCTCACAGTTATATGCTTGTCTTATTGCAATCACCTTATAATCAAGTTTTTTGCGTATGATTTTCATCTCATCCTGCAAAGCATCCACTCTTTTGTCCATCTGCTTTATTGTCTCATCGTATGCACCTTTAAGCACCGTCAGCGCATCGTGTATATTTTTCATCTCCAATCCTCCCGCTTCTGCAATGATTTTTTTTCTCTGCGGTTTGACGGTAAAAAAAGTCATCACTGCTCCACTAAGTATTCCACCTCCTAAGGCTGATATGATTATTGCACTCCAGTCCATATTAATATGTTTTTATGAGTTATTGTCTGTTTTTGGTTTATTGTCCACTATCGCGGGTGATGCGTTGGCCGCCATCTTAGCCGCCGTTGCTGACACCTTTGCCACTGCCGCAGCATCGGTCTTTGCCTGCTCTTTCTTGCTCTCCTGCTCTATTCTATCCAACTCATCGGGTGCAGCCTCGGGCGTGTTCTCTACAACCGTCTGTCTGCTCAGCCATTTAAGTTGCATCGCAAGATTGGTGTTCTTCGTTGTCGTTGACTCCATGTTCCATGGCACAAGTCTTGCCTTAATTTTTAGTGGAGCAAACTTGTTCGTGCCCTCGCTCTCCAAGGATTTCATCTCTTGATATAACGCCACCATCTCATTGGTGAACGGAGCATAATCGGCCACACTCTGTGTTGCAAGGGCAAAGTCATTTTTCATAGCAAGGAAGATACCTTGTCCGCCACTGCCCGTAGCCGTAATATCTTTTGGTGTGATAAAACTGACGGAAGAGAATGTGCTAATCTGCTCTCTGAGAAACTCAAGATATTCTATCATCTTCTGTGGTTCGGGAAACTCTATCGTCTTAGCCTCTTGCTTGCCACCCGTCTCATCGGCGGATAGGTTGATGATAAGAGTGGAGTTGTCGCGCTTGAAGGAGTTTTCGTCCATCTCACCTTTAAGGATAAGACCAAATGTGCCAAAACGCTTTAATGCTACGGCATTTATGTTTGCCATCAGTTCCCACATCTCTATTGCGCTCTCGGAAAATTCCCATGCTACCTTGCCCCTCTTATAAAGAAGAGGACATGAACTGAAACCATGAGGCTTGCTGATTATAACCCATGACGAAGTGCCATCAGTTACATTATCTTGTTCTATATGATACCATTTCTGCTTATCGTATGTGTCGATTATTGACACCCCATCTACCTTATAATATAGTGATACTGCAATCTTTTCTCCATATTCATTATAGTTTGGTATGACAACATATCCGTCATCATAAGAGTATATCTTGACAGAACCTAATTTAGTGTCGGGGTCATACTTGAATAACACTCCCACATCGCCCACTTTCTTTTGTTTGGATATGGACTCATATTTTATGCTCTCCATATTATCCATCTGCCAATTCTGCTTGAACTCGCCAAAAAGGGTGTTTATGTTGTCATTACGTTCCGTATTACACAGCGTGAAATCCATCTGATTGGCCGTAAGATGAAGTACATGAGCGGCGTGTATGTTCTTCTGATATGCCGCGCATATTGTCATATCATCTATGTCTATCTGCCGTCCGTCAACCCTTACCGCTATATGTGGTATGCTGCGATTGAATTTTATCTTGTGCAGCGTTGGGTCATATTCCTCAAGATATACATCTTGTGATATTGGGTATCTTTCCAATTCGGGTAGGTCGGCGGTCATCATGTCGCCTATCTCACATACTTCGCTTGTCTGTCCGCCTTTTATTTTTCCTCCTCTCGTGAAGGGCTTTTTCAGTAATAGCCTTTCGGGTTGTTGGAGATACCATCCTATGTCTTTTTTTTGCATCATATAGTGCTAAGTATTTGTAAAATTTTCTCTGAGTTGACTATCTTGCCTTTTGCTTTTTGTGTTTCATAAGGCTTGTCAAGGTTTAAGTAGGTAAGCATATCATTTGAATTTATTCTCTGTCGTCTTTCTCCCGTATCATCGGCTATGGCGCGATAGCAATCATAACACGTTGCACCGCATAGCATGATGATATTGTCTGTAAGGTCGGGAGAGAATCCCTTAAGATGGCTGTGTTGTCGTATCTTGCCAAGGAACTGTATTCGTCCGCTTGGCGTTTTGTCAAAGGAGAAGATGCGTGACTCAAATATGAGATGCTTGAGTATGGTTGTAGCGCCCTCTCTCTTTAGTTTCTGATGCGTGTATCGCTTGTTGGCCAATGACGGCTCATAGGTTATCAGATGCGCTCTTATCATCTGTGTTGCAAGATGCGCCGCCTCATCCTTGAATCGCTCATATTGTTTCTTTCCCCTATTAGATGGTTGGACTGCACCCGAAAAGGCATAGCCACCCGCCGTCCCGCCCGTAAGATTAAATATATCTTTCAGATAGCCAAAGCCTTGAACATCCACCACAAGACAACGGTCTGTGCAGTGATGCTTGAGTTGGAAAAGTTTGATATGTCTTACTGCCTCGGTATTAGAGCATCGTTCAACATATTCTATATCGTCACAATGATACCCTATCCAGTGCTCCATAACCATATTGTCCTCGCCAGTAGTTGCCACATCCACGGTTATCCGTTCACGTCCTTCTATCTTAGCAGGACGGGTGAACATGGCGCGTATGTCATCGGGCGTTATCTCAACATCGGTAAAATCTTCCTCTTGCTTTTGGTCGTTGATGGAGAAGTTCCAATTAACATCATACGCCGAATCAGCAAGAACGGATGTTGCCACCATGGCCCTATATCGCTTGTTCTTCTCAAGCATGGCCTTATTGTCCCTTAGGTCAAATGTGAAAAACACCATAGACAGAATAAAATCCTCATAGGTGAGGTCGGTGTCTTTTTCAAGATAATCGTCTATCGCATCACGACATTGGTCATATACCTCTCGCTTTGTGTCGCCCCAATATATCTCATCAAGATTACCTTTAACTATATGGAAGTATCTCACACAGCCATCCATCGTTTTTATGGGGTATCCGTCATCGCCTATCCACCCTCCGCCACATTTGCCACAGCCGCACATCTTCCGTACGAAACATTCACGTTCAGGGTTCTGCGCAAGGTATATCTGCGCCTTGCCATTAGTATCCGCACGCAGTCGTGTCTGAAAATTAGATATGGTGTCCCATTCAAACTTATTACATTCCTCCACTATCGCCCTCTTGACTTGTACACCCTTGAAAATCTTATCAATCTGTTCTCTGTTCTCTATGGCAAGATGCTGAAATTTTATCTCGCTTCCATTGTATAACTTTACCCCCATGTCCTCCTGCGATTTTATCACCTCGCCAATCGGGTCATGTGGCTGTATTTTGAATCGTCTATCAACGAGGGGATACATAGATTTGAGAGTGTCCGTAACTTTTCCCGCATCAAAGAAATCTCCCACGTTACGCATGAACCATATTATCTTCGCGTTGTCATTCTGCACGAGGTAACTTATTGGAGCATACGCCAAGGCGAAAGATTTTCCTCCGCCCGTTCCGCCCGTCATCACGACAAAATCGGCATTAGAGCGTATGGCTCTATACTGATTGCCGCTGAGCGGTTTAACTATTTTTGGCTGATATTTTCTCATTGTTTTTCCCGTACTAACGCTGACAAACAAAAGTATACTTTAATAATACCTTTTGAGACCTACTTAGGAAAAAGATTTGACTATGCGGCTTATGTTTGTCGTAAGCATAGTTCATAAAGCCTTTTAATCGTTTAAATTTGGCAATTAATTTTAAAAACCAAAGGAGGAAACTATGGCAATAGCAAAAGAGGAAATTTTGCAAAATGTAAACTCATATTGCGAGGAACGCAAATATAGTTTACCAGATGCGTTTAAAGACAATTTCGCACAACATTTTTCAGAGACATATAAAGATGGCGACATCAAGGATGTCAATTTACTTTCAAATCTTAAATTCAACGTTGATACGGCTGCGGCTGCGAAAATGAAAGGATTAGAGGGCGAGAGCGAAGTATGGAAAAATAAAGAAGCGAATTATCTTAAGACGATAGAGGAATTAAAGAAGAAGCCCGAAGAGACGAATGGCAAAGACAAAAAAGATGGTGATAAAGATAAAAAAGTTGTCGCCGATTTGCCCGATGACGTTAAAAAAGAACTTGAAGCCTTTAAGACATTCCGCATGTCGGAAGAGATAAAGACCAAGAGGGAGAACGTAATCAAGTTGTCCGAGGGTAAGATAAGAGAGGATTTGTTGCCGTCATTCAAGACGTTTGTCAGCAAAATACCAATCAGTCTTGACACCGATGATACTATATTATCCACCAAGGCGGTTTCAGATTTTTCCGATATATATAAGTCAAGCATAGGCGATATAGCCCCGCTTGCCTCATCGGGAAAGACCCGCAATGATGATGATATATTGAAGGGTATTAAGAAAATTACAATTTAATAAAAAACATTTATGGCTTTTAATTACAATGCCTTTTTCACGTCAGCCTCCAAGGTTAGAGGAGGTAAGTTCGTGTGGGTTAAGGACGCGAGCAACATGAACAGACGCAATGTACCGTTTGGTTCAACGATTGCCAATCCTTACAAAGGTGTCGGTTATGCTTGGGCGGGAGACCTTTATGAATATCACGTTGATTCAGAGGGATATTTGTTCCGTTCTTTTGCAGTTGCTGCGGCTACCGCAAATGATACCGATACTACAATTTCTCTTAATGGAGATGGTTATTCATGCGTTCCCGAGGTGGGTATGCTTTTAATGAAGGCACCGTCAAGCCTTACAATAGAGAATTATGCAACAAGTTCCGCTTCTGGAACAAAACAGAAAGTTAAGATAACCTTTACCGCAGGATGTTCAACCGCGGGTAATCTTACTATAGGATTAGATGGCACAGAGACAGCCGTAGCGGTTACAACCGGTGCGAACACTCCTGCTGCCGTTGCGGCTTTAGTAGGTGCCGCTACGTTTCCTAATTATACGGTGGCTTACACGGGAGGCAATGCCTACGTTGAGTTCACAGCAGTTGGTTTTGGAGAGCGTGCAGCAGCAGTATTAGATGCAGCATTAACGGGTGTAACGGGTACAGTAGAAGAGACTATAGCGGGCAAATCCAATGTGGTTAAGACTGTAAGCGATTATACGGGACAGTCTGGTAAGGTAACAGCAGTAGCATACGATGCTTCGACTCAAAGATTTAGCGTAACAGTTGATGTGGCCATCGGTGGATTGCTGACAACGGATATTCTTGTAGAGGCAGCGGGCACAGTGGCCAGCGCAGCAGCAAAACCGCTTGTAACTAATCCTAACACATTTGTTGAGGTTGACACACAGTTCATGCCATCAGACCCAATGTACGGCATAGATGATGTTACATTCCAAATCAACACCGTTTATGGTCTTGCAGCGTGGATTGACCGCATGCAGCCGCTACCTAAGTACGTTCTTGCTAAGAATCGTTCTTATATCGATGGAATTTTTGAAATTTAATTTATAGGAGAGAAAGATTATGGCAAACGCATATAAATATGAAAACATGTCTTCTGAGGAAGTTTTAAATAAACTTTATCAGAAAAACTACATCAATGATGAGTATGATGGATTTCTTACTACTTTGATTAATGATAATATAGTGATGGACGCCAACCTTAATTTTTGGATGGAAGCCTTCACTATTGACCCATCCGAATATCAGATAAATCTTGGTGACACTAAGAGCAATCCCGCATATACGGTAAGAGAAGTTACACATAGGGTTGTTCCTATGGCAGAGGCTATGGCTCCGCTATCTGAGACTACTCAACTTGACAGCGAGGGATTTGAGGAAAGAACGGGTTCTATCTATCAGTATGGTAAGGGTCTGTATGAGACTTCAATGAGCAAACTTGAACTTGAGCAGAGATTGGCAGCAATGAGCATCGGTGACAGAAACCTTATGATGGGATTTGTGAAAGGGGTTTCTGACTTAGTTAAGTCACACAATTCTAATCTGTCCAACATGTCAGCACAAGTATTGTCTAAGGGTGGTGCTTATGGTAACGCGGGACGCAAGGGTATGAGCGGAGTTATAGCTAATGCCCCCGCATATCTTCCTGCCGCTAATTTCTTGAAGGCCGGCGCGGCTGTATGGTCTAATTCGACTGGCGCAAGCACAGATCCCGATATTCCATCTATTATTGCATCTAAACTTGACAAATTCAAGAAAGATAACAACATAGACGATAACGTACCTTATATGATGGACGTACCCTATGATATGGTGATGAATGTCTTTTTGAAGAACTATTATTTTCTTCAAGAGGTTAATCGCTATATCCGTCTATATGTACCCGATAAGGTTATCGTAGTTACTGACGGAAAGAGTGGTGTAGATACAAGTCTTGTTACATGGGAGCAGTTGGTTGCTTATTCACAGAGTTCAATCAGCAAGATTCCAGTGATTCACGTTGTCAAAGAATCGCAATTGTCTCAAAGCATCAAAACTCTTACAACCGTTAAGGGTTGGAAAGATGGAGCGGTTGTTCTTCGTCCTATTGGCATGGCGGGTGTTATCGTACACTCCAACGTTGCTGACGTTGAATTGCTTAACCGTGAGGCTAACAAGATTATTGACTTCAATATTGCTAAGTACAGCGGATTCTTGTATGTTATCAATAAGATTAGCCCTAAGGGTGGCTATAAACAGTATAACACTGATGTCCTTGGTCGTTACGCACCCGTTCTTAATGTGTTTAACGAGATGGCCATCATAGACACTACTACGGCAGACTAATAATAATTTTTGATTATGACTATACTTGAGTGGATTAAAGCATCAACGCGGTACACATTGGACGATGGTGTATTTGAAAAGGTTGCGTTGGATAGGAATATCACGGATGTTACGGCATCGGCTGATACGCTTACTATCGAGCAAAAAGAACTGATGACAGCAGACCTCATCTTTACCGCAGTGGTGCTTTCTCCTTCAAGCACATCCTCTCTCTCCGAACAGCACAATGGTTTTCAGCGTACCGTTGGGAGTGAGACGGATATTTATAAAAATGACAAGATAGCATTTGCAAAGGCTATATATAAGAAGTATGGCGACCCCAAATATGATATGTTAGGCGAAGCACACAAACCAATAAGACAAATTGGAATTACCGATACTATATGATAAACTCTTTTCCATATCACGGCACTATATCACGAGTCGGCGAATCGGACTTCGGAGAGGATACCTCAACAGTTATCTACGATGGAGTTATGGATTGTACGCTTGTGACGGCGGAGGTGGGCAAGATTGCTCAGACAGCAGATTATGTTGTGAGCATCCCTTTGACCAAAGATGCTGGCGGTCATTACGTCTTACCCGCAAAGGAGGATATAATTACCGTAAGTGAATATGGTGTGGAGAGAAATCTTAAGGTTGATAATTACGTGCCGTCTCAGGTTGGTGGTGTAACTATTTATTGTAATATGAACAACTAATTATGGGAGCAAGGGTTAGCGTTGATTTTAGCGGATTGTCCGATGTGAGGAAGAGGATGAGGGATGCCCTTGTGGAAGAGCAGACAAATCGCTTATTGGCCTATGCCCCGCAACTTTTACGTGAAGCGTATGAAGACAGAGAGTTTAAAAACCAAACATTGAATCTTAAGGACAGTTATGTGTGGGCCTTATATTATCAAGGGGCATATATTAATTGCGGGTTCTTGACGTCCTCGAAAGAGGCTAATAAACCATCACATTATGCTAACGCTATAGTAGAGGGAAGAGAGAGGGCTATAGCACTTTTAAGTCGTTATGTGTCAGATGTGTCGGGATGGGAGATAATCTTATGTGCCGCTGTGCCTTATGCCGAGACGCTTGAGAATGGCGGGGATGATTATGAGAAGAAGAGCAGAACGTTTAGAGTCATATCCTATGCTTTTGATGTGATAAGAAAAGACTTTAGTGGCGCAGGAAAATCATATAAAATGTTAAGGAATGTCTGATACCTCTCGCATATCGGTTTATAGTTTTGTCCATACGATGTTTGGTTCGCTTGGAATCAGCGTGTATGCGATGGAGATACCGCAATCACTTGAGACGGTGGATGTTACGAATGGATTTGCTGTTATGAGAATTAACAACATATACGACAATAGCGAATTCATTGGACATACTTATTCTACAGCGAGAGTGTTTTTAGAGACGTATGTTCCCGCAAAAACTAAGGGGCGATTAGACACAACCAAATATGAGGCTTTGCAAAATAAGATTAATAGTATCGTGAATGAGTATTGCGATAAGACTAATCAAGATTATATGGTGAGCAGAGATAGCATTTTGAATTATGATGACACTATGATAAATGGTTCGACAGAGTTCTTTATGTATCTTATTTCGTTCACCGTTACAATGACAGAATAAATTTAATATATTAAAAAGAAATGGCTTCAACAAAGAAAACAACTATTAAACCCATATCATTGGGTTATAGACCTGTTGGCAGTTTAGATAGCGTGGAATATGCCACTTGCATGGGACTGTTAAAAGGTTTTAACATGGCACAGGATGCTCCCGATGAGCAGAATGTAGAGGCTGAATTTTACGATTCACCTTGGGCAATCATCTATACGGGCAAACCTATCGTGATGAACTTTGACCTTGCTAATTACACATTAGAGGAAATCAATGCATTATCTGGTGGAACATATACAGCGGCAAGCGCATCAAATGATGAGACCTTTGAGGGCAACACCGTTGCAACACCGTCAGAATTTGAATGGAAGGTTACTTTCCAAAAGGGCAACAAGGGGTTTGTTATGTATAAGGGTTCTACCGTTATTACGCTTAAAAAAGACGCTGATGGCGCATTGGTTTATACCGTTAAGATTACATCGCAGGTATATAATGATGGTACTACAGACCATCTGTATAAGATTATAGGTGACCCTAAGACAACATAATCTTGAGTGACCGATAGAAATGGAGGGTGGTGGAATAGTCTGCCGCCCTTTTTTTATGCGAGAGATAGGCTCAGCGGCCAATAAGCGGTTTTTCTTTGTGGTTTTTCCGTTTCTCTCGCTTTATAAAACTACTTTTTAATTTAATTTACTTTAATTTATTTTATTAATAAAATAAGTTTTAATATGTAAAAACATAAAAAAAATAAATCACAAGTTATGGCAGATGAGATAGTTAACAAGGATGACAAATTGCAAAAAAGCGTATCGCCCGAACCTCAGCAAGAGGGTGGCGATGATGCTGATTTTGTGTTGCCGATAGAATTACGGCGAGAGATAATAGACATATTGAATGATAACCCAACGCTTCAAAAGATAGGTAATAAGGAATATAAGATATATAATCTGCGCGCTTATGCTTACAATAGGATATTAAAGACGGGACTAAGGCTTATAGAGGGAGATAAGGAAATTAAGGATGACAAGAAACTTATGTATGCCGTATGCACGGATTTAGATGCGAGTAGTGAGATTGTTGCGATAATCTTATGCAACCATCTCTTTAATGCGGACAGCATCACCGATTATAAGAGTGCAGAATACGCAATGACCCATAATGACAAGTTGGTTGAGACTATGAAGACCAAGGTGCTAAACAGCGTGTTTGAACCTAATCAGTGGGCGGCGATAATCTTGGAGGCGATGCACAGCATTGATTTGAGCAGCCTTTTTATCATGCTCACATTGGCGAAACGGTCTATAAATTCTCTGACCAATGTGAGGACGAGGACGGAGGAACAATTACAATCTTGGCAGGAAGCGCGGGAGGTGATGCAAGCGACTTCTTGCGCACCTTCCCCCAATACACCTTAGACGACTATCTTTATCGGCTTAGTTTAGCGCGTATTCAGATGCTTGAGTGTGACAATACGCACGTCAAGTATTTAAAGGGTAAGGATAAGAGGATTTGGGAGAATTATAAATCTATAATAAAAGAGCAGAATAAATTTGAGGCTTTTTTGAATAGTATGACAGAAAATAAAGAGATATAACCAAGGTATATGAATCAGAACATAGGCATAAGTGCGGCAATGGATGACAAATCCTTGCTTGACAGCATAGATAAGACATTAAAGAATGTTGAGGTGCGATTCAGTAATTTCGCCGAGACGATAGAAACGCAATTAGATGGGATGGCTAATAATGCTGGTGCGGCAGGACAGAGGATAGGCACTAACATCAGCGAGGGTGCTATCAAGGGGCTGAACGCGTTGAAGCAGGCTGCCCAAAATGCCAAGGCAGAGATAGACTCCACTATGGGAGATAAGATGTCTTCGGGGGTGTTTAATATTGGAGACATAGAAAATGTTAAGCAGTTAAAAGATGCGAGAGATTATGCCAAGGGATTATATGAAAATGCGGCAATAGGCAGCAAGGAATTTAGCGACCTTGAAAAATCTGTCGGCTTGTTGGATGCAAGGTTAAGAGATCTGAAACCTCAAAACATATTATCTGCAAACGAAGAAAATCAAGTCGAGACAGCGGAGGCAACTCTTGGAATAAAAATTCAGCAAAAAAAAGAGGAACAAGAAATATCCGCTTGGTATGAGTTTGAAAAACAACAACAAGCACAACTATCTGAAATAGAAAAACAACGTGTTGCTAATGAGAAGATTGCATCATCCGAAAAGGAGAAGCAGATGGACACATCCTTTGCTCAGCACGAGAAAGAATTAGCATCACAGACGGCACAAATAAAAAAACAAAGCAATGAAGAAACTTTATCTTATGAAAAACAAATCTCGGCAGCATCTATAAAGATAAGAGGTAACGTATCACGTATGCCCGAAGATACTATAACTCAACTGGAAACAAAGGTTCAAGCCTTGATGAAACTTCAAGGTAAGTTTAATCCAATAGACCCGCGAGGACAAACCGACATACAAAAAACGACAAATGAGATAAATCGATTACAGGAAAAACTTACAGCATTACGCGGCGCTCCAACGATAAATAGCGTGTTCGGAATGTCAGATAATAGCATTGCGGAACGAACTCAAA